TTGGCGAAGTTCGAGAGGGCGACGTTCAGCGTCCCCGCCGGCATCAACCCAACATATCCACCCATTTACCTACCCTCCGCGGCTGATTGCCGCCTTCTGCTTTTGCGTTGCGCCTGGGCCGTTAGCGCGGCCCAGGGCTGAATCCATTCCAACTGCCGCCTGCTACACCTCGCTCAGGGTTGCGCCGATGGTGGCCAGCACGATCCACTGTTGGTTGCGCGCTTCCAGGAGGATTGCGTCCCCGACTGCTGCGTACGTCACGGTGTCGTCGGCGCCGTTGATCTTGTTCGCTGCCGTGGTCACCGTGTGCGCGTGCGCGGTGGTGGCCACAATCATCAGCCTGGTGCGCTCCTGGGCCACCGTGGGGTTCGCCAGCGTCATCGCCAGCGCGCCCGCGCCGTTCAGCTTCACCAGCGCGCTTGCCACGGCAATGGCTGCGTTCGCGGCCGCCGTGGTCACCGTGCCGAACACCGACGCGGAACCGGAAAGCGAGCGCACGTTCCAAATCTGCCCCGTCGCCTCCAGCGTCACGGTGTCGCCCTGCGCCGCAAACGTGAGCACCAGCGAGCCGCCGTTGATCTTGTTCGCGGATGTGGTCACCGTGTGCGCCTGCGCCGTTTCCGCTGTGATGGTGATGACGGTGCCGTCCTGCGCCAGCGTCGGCGTGTCCAGCGTCATCGCCAGCGGCCCCGCGCTGCCCAGCCCGATAGCGCCGTTCGCAATGGCGATCGCACCCGAAGAAACGGCATGCGTCACCGCGTCGCTGGCCACCTGGGCCAGAGAGCCGAGCATGCCGAAGAAGAACACCAGCGCGCAGCTCGTTACGCCGGAGCTGTTCGCCGCGACGTAGGTCTGCGCCTCGAGCGCGACGGCAACTACCGGCTGATTCGCCGTGGCCGGCACCAGGCGTGCGTTGGCGTCCGTGGTGAGCTGCTGCCCAGCGGAGATGCTGGCGCCGATCTGCGCGATCGCCGGCCCGTGCACGATGACCGAGCCCGGATTCTTGGTGCTGATGGCATCCTCTTCCAGGATGCCCAGGCACGCCGTGGCCGCTGCCAGCGCGAGCGCCGCATGCAGGTTGTCGGAGCCGAAGTTCACGCACCGCCCGCGCGTGTAACCGTTCGCGGCCGTGTCTGCCGGAACCAGGGAGAGCTTGTTCTGCGGTCCCTGCGGTCCCTGGCCTTCAACGTAGATGTTTGCCATTGCGCCCTCCTGGGCTTCAAAAGTCGCGCCGGGGAATGCGGCTCCCGGCAATCTCTCCCCGGCGCCGCACCGCCGGGCCGCTCACGTCGCCGTGGGCGGCAATGGAACTTAGGCCGCTCCGGCTGCCCGCGGAAACGCGGACAGCTCGGGGCTCTCTTCCGCCACCTGCGTCATGGCCTCGGAGAAGCTGATGTTCTTTTCCTTGGCGCGGGCGTTGATCGCGTCGGTAAACGGATCGCCCGTGCCCTTGGCTTGCCGCGCCGATGCCGTGCCCATCTCCACCAGGCGTCCGGGCGGCACAATCTTGGGCAGGCTCTCCATAAAGGTCACCAGCGCCTGCAGCGGCGTCACCGTGGGTTTCTTGCCGTCCTTGTCGGCCTCGCCAAACTCGACCGTCACGGTGCTCTCGGCCAGTGCGGTAAACAGCACGGCGCCTCCCAGCTTGTCGAACGCGGGGATCCAGCGGCCCTTTTCCTTCAGCCCGGCGATGGCCGCGGCCGCGCGCTGCGCGCTCTCGCTGCCGGCAATCTTTTTCTCGCGCTCCGCAAAGCTGGCGGATTGCTTGTCCAGGTCGCTCTTCAGCGTGGTCACCTGGTCCTGCAGCGGCTTGGTTGCGTCCGCAATTGCCTTCACCACAGCCGCCTGCACGTCGGTTTCGCTGAAGCTGGCGGCGGCGTCCTTCTTGCCGCCAAGGATGGGAGCGAAAAGCTCGGCGAGCTGCTCCTTCAGAGACTTCTCCACGGTTTCCTCCTCGCCGAACTCCGCGACTGCGAAGCTCTGGCCGTGATCGTCGAATGTGAGATTTTTCAGGCCCTTCACCTCGGGCGGTTTGGCGCCGAGGAAACCTACGTGCCGCAGCCCGGCCAGCTTGCCGCCGTCCAGGTAGAACGACGCGCTGCGCTTCTTGAATCGCCCCGTCTGCACCGCCGATTCAAACTCCGGATCAACTTCGCGGAACTTGGCCAGCAGCTTGTCGCCGTCCACCTTCAGCCGATCGGTCCACGCGTACGCGGGCATGTTGTCCGCGGGGTGCCCGATCACTGCCGGCGCTTCGTGAAACACCGGATCGTAGCTCGCGGCTACACGTTGAAGATCGCTCGCGGTAGCGGTTCCATTCCAGTCTCCCTGCGGTGCGTATTTTCCGGCCTTGAATATCTCGATCCACTGGCCGCCGAAGTCCGCATGCGCGGTGGACTTCAGATATTTCGCTTCAAAAGCCTTGGTATCGATCCCCTTGGCCTTGGCGGCGGCGGCAATCTTCTGCGCGGCTTTGGATTTCTGTTCGGCCGATCCGTGCGTCTCCTGCCCGAACCTGTCCACCGCCGACTGAATATGATCGTCGTCGACAGGCAGATGCCAGGTGGAAACATCATCGGGATCGCCGACCATGGCGAACTTGTCCGCCGGCAGCGCTTTGCCGTCCACCGTCTTGGTGAGGGATGCCACGCGATGAGTCTCACGCGCGGGACGCGGGGTGCGGTGAGCGGGGAGTAAAGTTCGCCTACGCTGCGAAAACCTTGCCAAATCCGGGCTGCGGAACCTTCAGGATCGCGAGCAGCGGAAGCCGCGCCAACCCCGGCGTCTTCGCCTCTTCCAGCGCCTTCGGGTTGAGGTCGCTTTCCAGAATCGGAATCACGCTGCAGCGGCAGTTGAATCCGTTGGGCGGATAGATCTTCAGCCACACTGGATCGTCGGCGTGCGCCGCAAAGCCGTCCAGCACGCGATGCTCCGGCCGCACGCGATCGTCACCCACCGTCCAGTACTGCCAGATCGGCAGCACTGCGATCACAGACGGCTCTTTCATCTGGTCGTAGCGGCCGCGGCTGAAGGCGCGCTGCATCGCCGTGTTGAATGCGGTGTCCAGCGTAAACGCGCTCAGGCTCTCCACGCCGGCGTCGGAAAGCAGTTGATCCGCGGCCTCGTTGAACTCCTCGCCGGTGCCGCCGCGCTGGGCCAGCTCCACCAGCTCCTCGTGGATCTTCGCAATCAATCGCTGATCTGCCACGCCGGCCAGGGTAAACGCATCGCGGCGGTAGGCGGCGGTGAGCCCGTCGAACACCTCCCGGCTCACCGGCGTCAGGTTGCGCAGATAAGCGGCGATGTCGTCGTTGGGCAGGCTGGTCTTAAAGGCAATCGGGAAATCGTCGCCGGCGTCGTCCGCCTCACCGAAGTGGATCCGCGAAGTGCGCTGCCCGATCTCGATCGCGCGGCCGGTACGCTTGTGGACTGTACGCACCACCTGTGCGCGGCCCAGCACATCTGCCGCGGCCAGGTGCGCGGCGAGCAGCTCGCCGAGCTGGTACTGAGCGGGGTGCGCGAGATCAGCCATTGCAGCGTTCAGCGGTCTTCAGCAGTCCGCTCCTCATGTACTGCTCAAAGGTGGGTCTACGCTTCGGCGGGAATCTGCGGAATTCGTGGAGACGCTGACCGCCGGCGCGCTCGGCGCTGCGGAAGAGACCCGTGCGAATCTCCGGATCCAGTTCCCACCATCGTTCGGCCCAGACCCGCGTTCGCTGCGCTGTAATTCCCATGAAGTCGCACCGTCGCGTCGGCAGAACGTGAGTCGTCAGCACCAGCCAGGTCCGCTCGCGCTTGTCACCAACGTTGGATTGGACCAGGTCGCCGCGCTTCGGCCTGTTCTGTCCGACTGGTTGGTGATAGATCAATTCCATTTACTTCACCACCGCCGGCCGCGCCTCGGCCGCCAGCTCGCCGATCCGCGCCTTCATCACCCGCCGCGATTTGGCGGCAAGGTCCGCAAACAGCGCGTCAAACTGCTTCAGCTCGCCCGCGGCCTGGTCCTTGCCCTCGCTGAAGCTGGCCCGCGCCTGGTCCGTGATGGCCACGTTAGGCGCGGCCGCGTTCGGCACCAGCACGTCGTTCGGATCCTCGGCGTCTTCACCCTGCGCCAGCGGAATCTGGTACGTCGTGTTCATGTAGCCCACCGGGATCTTCTTGCCCATGCGCTGCGCCGTCGCGTCAATGTTGATGCGCTGCAGCAGATCCTGCTTCTGCTTCTTATCCAGCGACCATACGGGCATCGGCGCATCCGGTCCAAAATTCCATAGCACCAGCGGAGCCACAAGTTGCAGGTTTACTACCTTCTCCACCGCGGAGCATAGGGACATGGAACGAGAATCGAAAGTGTCGGCATGCACGTCGCCCTGCGCTTTTGACCCCGTTCCCCCTTCGTTGCCGAAGCTGGTCAACGTCTCACCCAGGATGCGGCGCGCAATCGAATACTGGTGGTGCTCCTTCAGCTTTTGATAGACGGCCGGATCCTGCGCGCGCGCCGTCTTCAGCAGTTCCAGCTCGATCTGGAAATTTGCGGGCACGCCCACCGCGGTTCCGTCAACGATCGATTGCGCCAGGTCCGCGGCAAGCTGCTTCTGTTCTGGGTCGCTGGAGTCGGCGTAGCGCACCACGGCCGTGCCCGGCCCCTTCTCCGCAAACTTCAGCCAGAAGCGCAGCACGTTGCGCTTGAACCAGCTATCCCAGAACACTTCCTTCAGCAGCGGCCGCCCCATGCGGTCGCGTCCGCGCTTGCGATAAGTGGTGATGAGGAACTTGTTTTCTGGAACCTCGGCGCCGCTCGACGCCCAGGGCGATTCGAGAAGCTGCAGCGGCCCAACCTGGGGGCGGAAGCGATCGCCGAAAAGAAAAAGCTCCTGCGGACAATCGTCGATACCCGTGAGCGATGCCTGTCCCGCGCTCACGTCGAACATCAGCTCCTGCACGCTGAAACCGTAGCCGGCTGCGTCCAAAATGCAATCGAGCACTGCGTCAAAGTCGACCGCGGCAAGTTGCGCTTCGATAAATTCCATCGTGTCCACCGCCCGCGAATCTTTGTCGTTGGCGGGTGCCACGCTGCGTTGACGCTTGGTGACGCTCATCTTGAGCGAGTCCAGGCAGTTGGCAACGTCGGAGTCCTTTTCCTCCAGCTCCCGGTAGTACGCCATCGTGGTGGCCTGGTTGTAAGTCATGCTCTGCCACACGGTGCTCGGGTTGCGCGTGCCGCCAAATGCGATGGTGTTCCGGTAAAGCGAGATCTGCGTAAGGTAGAGCGCCTGGTCTGAGATCAGCGATCCCTTGGGCGGCAGCGGCGGCGCGGCCTAGTCAACGGCTTCGACTGCCATCTCAATATCCTCCAATTTGCGAAGAGATCCCGGCGCTCGCCGGATTCTGGCTGATTTCAAGCGTGATCACGTTGGCGTTCGCGGCGTAGGTGGCCAGGCCGCAGCCCCAGAAGTGATCGGCGTGCGCGTATGCCTTCTGCTTCTTGCCGCCGGCAACGCCGGTCTCGATCGCGATCTGCGGCGCGTCGAAAGTGACGCCGGTGGCCGTGGCAGTGCGCTTCACCGCCTGCAGCTCCGTGCGGATGTCCAGCGAGTACGGGATCCGCTCGCGGCCTTCCTCAAAACTCTTTTTGAGCTTCATGGCGATGTCGACCTTCAGGCGCACCGCGCCGTCCGCCACTGAAGAGAGCGCGGGATGCTTCTTCTTCTGCTCGTCGCGCGCCCGGCTCGAGCCCGCGAAGTTCACGCCCATCACATGCCCCGGCGCCAGCTCGTTCAGATCGTCGAAGAGCCCGATGCCCATGCCGGTGGAGTCGATCGCCGTCACGCGGGTCAGCTTCACCAGCGGCGCCAGCTTGCGCGCCTGCTCGGGGAACGGCATGTTGTGCAGAGCCATGGCCACACGCGTCACCAGCACGTCACCCACTTTTTCTTTCAGCCAGAATGTGGTGCGGTTCGACGTGCGGCCCACGTCGATGCCGCCGAAGAGCGGATTGCTCGCGACGTAGCCGCCCGGCCAGTCCACCGTGGCCCCGTCATTCTCCGCGCGCTGGATCAGTTCCAGCGGGATCCACGCGCCACCGGACTTCAGGAACGCGCAGTAGAACTCCTGGTTGACGATGTCATCGTCTTTGATCAGGTCCCGCATCTCCTGCATGTTGATGGGGCAGCCGTCCGCGATCGCCATGTTGACATCGATCCAGTGGACACTCCAGCCCTTCACCATTTGGAAGTTGAACTCAGGCTCAACACCGTCTGTGAGGCCCAGTTCCTTGCACAGGTCGTAGAACTTGCCCTGCTCGCCGTTCGGCGTGGAGAGTACGCGAACCTTGTGCCCCAGCGCCACCTGGCGCGTGATGGCCGCCCAGATGGCGTAGCTCTCTTCGTGGTGCGCAAACTCATCCAGGATGGCGTTGCCGGGATAACCGCGCGCGGTGCGGGGATTGGCGGGCAGCGCGATAATGCGCGCGCCGTTGGGGAACGTGATGCGCTGCTGGATGCCTTCGATCCGCCCCAGCTCGTCGTACCAGTCCTCATTCTGGAAAAGCTCGGCCGTCCCTTCCAGAAACTCCACCTGGCGGTTGCCGGTCTCAATCGCTTCCACTGACTGCGCTTTCGAGGCGGAGAGCACGGTCCAGGTGGTCTTCGGTGTCTCAACGCAATCGAGCACCGCCTCCAGCATGGTGCCGAAGGTAAAGCCGATGCGCGCTGACTTGACCGCAATTTTGAAGCGCGAGTGATCCTGCACCCAGCGCGTCTGGTACCGGCGCAGGGGCAGAGCAGGCGCCAGCTTTGTAACATTTGTAACGTTTGTAGCTTTAGGCATGCGCGGCCCCCGGTGCAATGCCAAAGGTGCGCTGCACCAGGTCCGCCAGGTCCTCGGGCTTCAGGTTGCCGCGCTTCAGTTTCTTCGTGGCCTTCTCCGCTTCGGCCTCCAGCTTGCGCCGCATCAGCGCCTCGCGCGCTTCCAGCAGCTTCAGCTTGCGCTCGTCGGTGGCCACCTTCCGCTCCTTGATGTCGTTGGCGCGCCGCCCCTGCTGCATTTCGGCCAGTGCAATCAGTTTGCTCGCCGCGGCCAGCCGCCCCTTCGCCGTCGCGTCTTCACCCACAAAGCCCAAAATCAGATCTCGCGCCGCGTTCAGCACCGCCTCGTCTTCACCCTTAACAACGGACTTGGCGAAGGCCTCGGCAATCTACCGCGCCTGTACTGAGCGCGCGGCCAGGTCCGCCACCACCTGGCTCACCCTGATGTCGAACCAGCGGCGCAGAGTTTCCAGAGGCACGCGATTTCCAGGGAACAGCCGGCGCGTCTTCGCGTCCAGCTTGCTCCAATCCACAAAGCCGCCTTCGTCCGGCCGCAGCGTCGACAACTCCTCGATCTCCTGCCAGGTGCTTCCCGCATCGCGCAGGTCCTTGATCGCAGTCCTGGCCTGCACCGGCAGCCGGTCAATCTTCAGCGGCTGGTTGGTGCGCCGCTTCTCGCCCGTCCTGGGACGCCGTTTCGCGGCCGTGACTGCCTTGCGCTTGTTCATGACCCGCCTAACTGAAAAGAACGTTGTCGTTGTCGTGCCGCCGGATGGCGACAGCCGTCCCCAGCGAAGTCAGCATGATGCGCTCCGCGACGTAACGCTCCTTCTCCGCGTCGAAGTGCTGGTCGAACTTCACGTAGCCCAGCTCCTGCAGGTCCTGCAGCATGGTCATCACCTGGTGCGGGCTCATGTGCGAGCCGATGTCCTGCATCAGCCCCAGCAGCGCCGAGTCGTTCATCCGGTCCAGTTGGTTCTCATGCCCCTGCCGGATCAGCTTCAGCATGTTGCCGCGCCGGCGTTTCATCTGCCGAAGTTCCAGTTCAGTTACCATCGCGCCCTCGCTCTAGCAGTTGAGTCACCGCGCCGGTCAGCTTCCCCAGCGCCGCGTCCGTTCTGTCAAACCGTTCGTAGACTGACGGGAATTCCTGTGCCGCGAAAATCGCCAGGCGCCGCACTTCGTCCGCCGAGTGGCCGCCCTGCTCCGCCAGCCGCGTGGTGGCGTCGGCCAGCGTGGTCACAGCCTTCGCCGTCTCCGTATGCGCTGAGGCGCTTTGCTGGCTGCTCTCCACCACCGCGCTGAACGTGGTTTGCAGCGAATCGCTCAGCCGGGAGAGAAACTTGCCCACGATGGCCAGGCCGACCAGAATAATGAACGGGTACGGGCCCCACGCTACGAGCAGCTTGAAACCGTCCGCCGGCTGCTTCTGAAGAAGGTTGAAAACGGCCAGGACCACGGCGATGCCGCCGGCCCCGCCAAGGGTCACCGCGGCGTACTGGACCCACCCCGCCCGGAACCGCGCCTGGATCTCCATCGGCTTGGCCGCCCCAGCAAACCCTAACCCTGCCATCCGCCCTCCCCCAAAACCGCCATCACTTCGTCCAAAACACCCTCCAGACCCCAAAATTGCCTAAACCATCTCCCCAACTGCCAAATCCCCCTCCAGATCGCACGTAAAAATGCCGTACCGCGGTACAGAAACGCCGGTGCGTACCCCAGTACCCCGGAATGCACCTACCCCCCTTCAAGGCCCGGCAACGGGCATTTCGGGTTTTTGAGCCCTACCGCAACGCCTCGGCCACCGTCAGGTTGTCCGGCCGAGCCCACATCGCCCGGAATTTCAGGCCGAAAGCGGCCCCGGTTTTGGGGTCGGTGGCGAGCGCCAGGCTGTTGTCCTGGCGCCGCTCTCCCGCCTCGCTGAAATTGGCCGAGCCGTCGCGGACGTAAAACGCGTCGAAATCCTCCGGCCGGTTCACCTCAACCTCGTACGCCTTCAAGTGCATTAGCACCTTCGATCGCTTCACCCGGATCTCGACGCCCGGCGCCCCAATCAGTTTGTGTAGCGGGATCCGCGCGCAGGTCGCGTCCGCCCGGCACTCCGCCTGCAGCTCGCCCCGGTCCAGGTAGATCCGCACCGTCACGCCGTGCGCCGCGCGATCCGCCAGCGCGTCCACAACCTTTTCGTCGGTCAGCGTGTACGCCGCAAAGGCAATGTTCGTGCCCGGCTGCGCCACTTCAATCACCTGCGCATCCAGCGCTTCGAGATCGGTGCCCGGCGAGTAGTACACGCCCGGCGCGGGCAGGATAATCCCCGGCGAAATCGGCGCTTGCACCGTGATTGTGTTCGCCTGCGCATACGCATAATTGCCGCCACAACTCGCAAGGGTCATGGCCGCGTCCAGCAGTCCCAGACCCAGCGCGCAAATCAGCGTCAGGAATGGAAACACCTTCTTGATGTCGAGCTTCGCCTCGGCCGCCGCGCCCTTGATCTGGGTAATCGTCGCCCTCGCATCGTCGCGATCGGTGCGCAGCCTGGCCACCTCGGTTCGCAGAGCTGTGGTGATCTGCTGTTCCTTGGTCAGCGCGTCAGCCCACCGCCGGCGGCCGTAGACCATGCCCAGGCAAAAAATGGCAAAGCCACAAATGATGCCGATCACAAAAGTCAGAACATGCGCCAGCATATGTCCTCCCTTACTTCTGCGCCCCCGGCGCGTTGTTGCCAATCGATCCCAGCCCGAACGGCAGCTTGATCTGGCTGTCGCCAGGCAGTGCCGTCACCTTCTCCGCCGTCCGCGCAAACACGTAGCCCGTCACGCACACCCCGAACAGCGTCAGCAGATCCCCCGGCAGCTCAATCGGCTGCACCTTTGAGCCGAAGATCTCCGCCAGCGGGATGCCGATGTAGTTGAACGCGAACACCGCGATGATTACGTACATAAAGCTCGGCCTGGCCCGCGACGTGTACTTGTCGCCATTCTGCGCGTCGGCGCGGATATTCTGGCCGGCAATGGCGTTGAGCTGCACTTCGTAATCGTCGGCCGCGGCCTTCGCCTTCTCGGCCGCGTCGCTGATCGCCTGCGTTGCCTGCGCCTTCTCTTCCGGGCTCATGTGGAACTGCCCGATCATTGTGGTAACGCTGTCCAGCACGGGCTTCACAAAACTGTCGAAGATTGCCATTGCCGTTCTCCTCTCGCCGCGCTCAAGCGGCCGCTTTTTGCCGTACCCCGGCCACGGAACACATCTGCGCCTCGCACGCCTCATGCTTATCGATCCAGCAGTCCGGACAAAAGACGAAGACCACCGAGCGCAGCACGCGCATCGTGCCCTTCACTGTTCTGTGCGCGCATTGCGAGCACGTCAGCTTGCGGCCCACCATTGGTTTCCGATGAAAAAGACTCATGCCGCCTCCTGCACCGCGGCCGGGCCATCCGGCCGCACGTCGTACTTCGTCAGGTCGTAGAGCCGGATCAGCGTCGCCAGGCTCCGCCCATAGTTGGGGTTGGTGCTGTAGCCGCAGAGCTGCAGCTCCTCGGCAAAGGCTTCGGGCGAGGTCCGCACACGCATCGCCGGCCAGTACCGCCGCGCCCGCGCCAGCAGCCGCGCATGCGCCTCAAAGCTCTCCGCCGGCGAGTCGTACCGCGCAAACTCCGCCGGCACCGTCACCAGCTCGCCGCCCACGTACTCATGCGTTGAAAAAGTTTTGTAGGTGTTCGGAGCCGCGCTGTGCGCCGCCTTGATCCCGAAAAAGTTGTTGCACTCGCGCGCCAGGTCGCTCTGCCCCCAGCCCTTCTCGTTGCTGCTCTCCAGAATCGCCTGCGCCATCGTCACGCTCGCCGGCACAGCCCACTTGCGCTGCGCGGCCTGCGCCCACGGCGCAATCGTGTCCAGGAATGTTCGCTGCAGCGCGTTCACCTTGAGCCTCCGCTTCCCCGGCTCCGGGCGCGGCGGCTTCCGCGGCGGTTTCCCCGCTCCGCCGCGGTACCCGCTTATGCGCAACCGGGCGGCCTCGGGACCGCCCTTTCTGGCTGCGCGCTCTGGCCGCTCCACACATTCTCCTTTCAAAGAATGTGTGATCGCCAACGTCCCCGGAGGCGAGGACGAAGTCAGACTAAGAGCGCTGCCGAGACGCCGCGCGTGAGCGGCTCAAAGGCCAATTACGATGCGAGATGAGGCGGAGTTTGCAGTTACCAAACGCGGCATTTTAGGGGATGCCGACTGTTCAGCGCAGCAAATCATAGGTTCGCTGCGGATACTCATTCAACCAGGACAGGCACAATTCCATAATCTCGTTGCTGACCGAAAACTTAGGGTTGCTCTCCCACTTTAGGTCTGACTCCAGCATCGGAGTCACAGAGCATCCACACATCCAGCCATTTGGAGGGTAGATCGACTCCCAAACCGGTGCGTCGTGCCTCGCCACAAAGCCGTCCAAGCAAGCATGGGGCGCGCAGTACTCCGCGCCAATCCAATAACGCCACAGCGGCAGCGCGGCCGCCGTGTCGGGCTCGCGCATCTGATTCAACCGCTCAAAGGAAGAGGCTTCGAACGCAATGCTGTCAAATATGATTTGCCGCGAACTGCGATCCAGGCGCCCGAGTTGCCAGGGAGATTCGACACTGTCGCACCATCTAAGGAATTCGCTTTCCGTCTGCCCGGCGTTCACCAACGCCAGCACGCCACCCACGATCGCGTCTACGGCATCGACGTCCTCAATCGAGTTCCATTCGAGGATATTGCGCGTCATCCGAGCAGCGAGCGGCCCTCGAACATAGTCGCATCTAATATCGAATGAGAAGCCTGCCATACTCGCCCACTTTCTCACTTTTTGGACATCACGGCCCGATAAAGCGCCTCGA